GGCAGCGGCAGCTTCCGCCAGGACATCCGCAAATCGAACCGCTTCATCTGCACCTTTTCCAAATGCTGTCAGCGCACCAGTAACAATTTCCGAAGATAGCGCCAGATCTTCTCCCGACGCTGCGGCCAGATACATGACGCCTGGAAGGCCGTCTAACATCTGCCGCGTTGTCCAACCAGCAGATGCCATATACTCCAATCCCTGTCCAGCCTCTTCCGCCGTAAACTGTGTGGTCTCTCCCATCTTCTTAGCCAAGGCCGTAAGCCTCTGCATATCTGATCCCGAAGCCTGAGAAATAGCCTGTACCGTGCTCATCTGGCTTTCAAATCCCATGCCAAGCATAGTAGACGCCCCCAGAAGGCCCGCCGTCCCGGCTGCAGCCATCTGGCTTCCTTTCACCACAGTTCCAAATACTCGATCTGCCACTTTTCCCAAGCTATCTATTCCTTTAACGCTCATCCCGCCAAAGGAATCCCCTATTTTCTGTGCTGACAAACCGGCATATTTTTCCAGACTGTCGATTTCTTTGCGTGCCCTCTTAATAGATGCGCCTAAAGACCGATCCGTCTCTCCTGCAATCATGATTTCTAACTCATACTTGCTCTTTTTACCAGCCATCCGTCACCGCTCCTTTTTTTTCATTGCTTCCTTTTCCTGTCTGGCCGTCTCCACCGCATCCCGCACATAACGCATAGCCTTAGGAAGCGTCAATGTCAAAAAGAACTGCGGGCCGGATCTTGTATACCGTCCCGCAGATATAAACGCCCGGTTCGCTTCCCTGACATCCGAAAAGCAGGCTATGCCGTAAGGTAGAAAAAACGGTATACTCTGCTCTTTAATGCAACACTGTCCTTTGCCTTGATCTTCTGAATCGCCTCCAGTGGGTATCCGGTTACACGGGAAGCGAGCAACTGAGCAAAACGCAGTTTCCCTTCCTGCATAATGATCCCGTCCCCTCCCTGGGTCTCATACAGATCATACACCACATTCAGTTCCTCTCCTGTCATTTCCCTCAGCTTCGTCATATCCAGTTCCTGTATCTCCTTCCCCTGCCATTCCACAGGGAATGTAAGCTCCAGTATTAAAAAATCCTTTTTCTCCTTCTGTTTTTCTGCCATACGCTCCTCCTTTAACACATATCACGGACTTCTTTTAAAACATCCTTGCCGTTGATAATATACACGCCATTCAGACGATCAATTTCAAGCATTGTCTTGCTCCCCAGGACAATCTTATAATAGCTCAGTCCAAGGGTTACACTGGAATCCATGCGCCCCCCTGATTTCATAGTTCCGGGAGAAAACTGTTTTAAAATACCGCGAACAGAAATGCTCACGTTCTGGTACTGCACTGCTCCGCTCCCGGCATTTGTGCCCTGTAAGGCCCCGTTCATTGTCAGATCTGTCGCCTCCGTTGGATCCATAATCGAAAAGATATCCTCACACAGAGACATAAAACCGATCTGCATCTCCATATCATCCAACAGGCCAATAACCGGAATATCCATGTTTCCGCCTGTGCCTGCCCCTTCCATGGTATCCGTAAGGTTCGTCACCTCAGGGAGCGTCAATTCCCCCGCCACTCCGATCAGCTGCTTACCGCCCTTATAGACATTGTATCTGTTGACCAAGTGTGTTTTAAACATCTTTTATCCCTCCTCTGCCATTGCATTTTCCAATGTGGTAACATCAAATTCCATGGTAGCTCCTATGTACTCTGCCGGTGTATAGGGCGCAAAATAAATCCTAAGCTTCATTCGCCCTGCCAGAATATCCTCTACGGTGTTCTCTTCCCTTCGGTATTCGGCATACAATCCCGCGCACATACCCGATGCCGTCAGGCTGTTCCCCCAGATATTGAAACGGTTCACAATATCATCCACCGTCCTCGGGTTCATATTGCTGTCCAGGCGGCTTCTGTACTCTACTACAAAATAATTGGCTACGTAGTCAAACATCCTCCGGCATCCAATCCACCGATCCTTTGGATCTGTATTGTCCGGGTAACATCCCGTATTATTCCCATAGGACTTCCACTCCAGATCGCAGAACGCCGTCACCACGCCGTCACCATTCAGATTTCCCGCCTGAACCTGATCCAGATATACCTCTGTTCCATCTGCAAGGACCGCCCCCTCTACATTCAGAGTACGATTGGAGGGGTACAGATATGGTACATCGCTGTTATTTGCCGTATTATAACTCATCATAGCCCCATACACGGCAGAATAGCTCATGCTCCGACCATCCACAGCTGCCCTTGGCCACAAAACAAGCCCATGAGGATCATCATACCCCATATCCGCCTTAACCTTGGCGCAGTCCGTATATTTCCTCGCCTGTGATGTATCAAGATCCAAAAGGCATACAGCCCGAAATGCACCATTGATATCCTGGCACTTTGTCTGGAGGGCCGCTCCTACATTCGGTTTCTCCGTCCATCCCGGCGCTAAAAGGATCGCAGGAACCAACCCATATTTTGGGTACACCTGACGCAGAATTTCCATTCCGGTTTCCGTCCCATGCTCCACATCATACGCGCCGATCAGTTCATCTTCTGTCACCATTTCAGGAGCCAGCACCTTTGCCGTCACCGTAACCTCTGCCGCGCCATACGCTGTGCCTGTGCTGAGAAGCGTCACCGCAAGCCTGCCGGAATCATCAAAATCTAAAATATAATCCTTATTTCTTTCCAACTCTGCAGAGCCGCCTGCCACCACAGCTGCGCCCACTACAGCCGATCCGATCCGCGCCTGATCCATCTTGGCTGTAACAGCCACCGTATCCATCAGAACGCCCGCCGTATCCACCACGGCCCGATGATTGCGTACCGGATACGCCTTTGCGTCCAGCTCCTTGTTATGTTTTTCCGGGTCGAGAACATTGATAAAAATAACCGGCGCAATCTGAAACAGCTGGAAACTTGCGTACATTCCCTGGCAGAGCGTATAATGCTCCCAGTCATCACTATATCCCAGCGCTTCCTGCGCCTCCTCAAATGTATTAACTTTAATAGGCCTGTTAACCGCAGCCGCCGGATTCTTTGCCAGGTTAACCGGCGCAGTTCCAAAAATCACCTGAACCCCATATTGGGTAGATAAGGGATTGCGGACAGACGTCGCTTTCTCAGTTACTTCAATTCCATGTTTATATGCCATGTTTTCCTCCTTCTGCCCGGCGGTACAGTGCCGCCAGACCACTGCCCGGTTTGCTCAGTTCCTTCCTGGCCTCAGCCAGCTGACTCACCGGGATCATCAGATCGTATAAAAACGGCTCTTTTTTCAAAGCCGCCTCCACCTTCGGCGGATATCCTCCTGCGAACGCAGCTCCAGTCTGTATCAAATGGTCGATTGACGGGCCAATATAAATCATAGTCTCCCTCATTACCAAAATCCCTCCTGTTCCATTTCAGGCAAATACCACAGCATTTCGATTCCCGAAAAAAATTGAGGAAATGTATCATCTTCCTGATACACCACATTCATTTTCCGGCTGCACCAAAACGGCCCCAGAGCCTGATTTTCCTGGAACCGCTGTATCACCCGTTCCATAAGGGCTGTAAGCGTATAGTATCCCTTCATCTCAGGGCTTTCATCCGCCACGGCAAACACGAGAAACACTCTGGCCCGGTTCCCCTGTCCGTCTTTATCATCCACCTGATATTCCGCCCCATCAATGCGGACAACAAAATAGGGGAACAAATCTTCCCCATCCCTTTGTGCGCCAAAATTCATGTCCTCCTGTCCGTCCGCCTCTTTCCAGTCCCGGAACAGAGAAATAACGGGAATAGACTGCGGATATCCTTTCAGCCTCGCAGGCTGTCCCCGGCTGTCTGTCAGGCACATATCTTTAGAAATACCCTCCACTTCGTCAATCAGCTTTTCCTGCAGTTCATTTAATGTCATACGTTCCTCTCCATTGCTTTATCAATAAACATACGCAGGTTGTCTTGAAGATCTTTACCGATTTCAGGTTCTACCACGCCGTACACACGTTTCTCACTGCCAAGCATCACAGGAGTTGAATTACTGAACTTAGCCTCAATTCCCAGCCGCTCTTTCCCCTCTCTCTGTGCCACTGCGATATGCCTTACTCTCGATCCGGCCTTGCCTTTTTTGGAATCCTTCTTCCTCACCTGATGCTTATTTGCTATATTGTTCACGAAAGCCTTAATTTCATCCTTTACCAGGGGTTTCAAACGCCCCCGTTTCAACACCTGCGCCCTGACAACATTGCCCCGCGTACTTACCTTAAAATCTTTCAGGGGCAGCGGAGCGCCCTCTGCCCGTATCACCGCATATTTACTGGTGGCGCTGATGCGCATCGACTTTTTAAACCCAGCATTTTTAACCGTGTAAGTATTCTGAGCCTGGCCGCTCAGTTTCGTTCTGGCCTGATTCGCAGTCAGGTTAAGGGCAGAACGGAGGGCCTTAGTCTGCTCTTTTGATTCCAGGCGTTTAAAAACGGCGTTGACGCCGCTCGCATCAACGCCTATGGCAATCAACTTACTCACGGCCTTACCGCCTCCAGACTGATTGAATAGATCCCATCTTCATCTACCGCATCTGTAATCATGTAAAGCCGGTTGTCCAGTGACAGGCTCCTCCCCACCACTGGAAGTGCTCCAAAGGTTTTTGCCAGCACATAGAACAGGATCTGGCGGTTATAAACGCCCTGACGGTAATCCCTCATTCCAGACTGACGTTTCTCCCGCTCCACCATCTCATTATCGTCAATAATGATATTCATCGGGCGGCCGCCAATGAGGTGCATTTCCCCAAATTCATCTGGATTGAGAAATACTGACATATTGTCTGACCGGATAATATCTTTAAATCCATGCCCCATTTGTGTCTCCTTATGCAGTTGTTACAGTGACCGGTGACGTCGTATTATCAGAAAACGTCAGTGTTCCTCCCGTTACCTTTCCTTCTCCATTCGTTGTCAGCGCAAGACTCTTGATTCCCTTTCCGGCTGCACCGGTTTCACCTTTATCGCCTTTAGCCCCTGTCGCTCCCGGATCTCCTTTGTCCCCCTTTGGTCCCGCTGCCCCTGGATCTCCTTTCTCACCCTTGGCTCCCGCTGCTCCCGGATCACCCTTGTCTCCTTTTGGCCCTGCTGGCCCCGGCTCTGCTGCGCCTTCCTCCAGTGCGTTCATCCTTTCAACTGTCAGCACTTCCCCTTCTGTCCATTTATGTGGTGTATATGACATCCTCATTTCCTCCTATCATAAGTTGATCATTACAATGCTATCTGCGGCTTCTGCCTTTTTAACCGCATATCCTACAGCCGGCGATGTGCCAGAAGCAGCCCTGGCGCCCACTGTAGCCTCTCCTACCTTTGCCGTTCCCACCTCTGAACCTTCCGTATCAGAAACAGCCACTCCGACAGCAGCAGAAAAGCCGTCCTCCGTATAATGCACATCCGCTCCCGCTTCAATCGTTTCACCAGTTTTTTTAGGAACCTTAAATACACCTTTCATATGGAGCGTCCCGACCTCGCCTGCCGGAATAAAGGTTCCTGCAATCCCGATTCTGCTCCCAAACACTACCACCTCTCCTGCATCAATCGCCTTCCCTGATTCATTGAGGTAATCCAGGCTTTCCCCTTTCTGTACATATACCGCTTTCATCCTCTTTCCTCCTCTTTCTATGCAATCACTGCTCCCGGATTTTTCGCAATTCCCCGGAAATCACGGACAGAAATCCCCCAATCCGTATAAATATCCCAGGTATATCCCAGCACACCCGGCGACTCCATGCGCCGCACAATCGGCGTCTCCTGTCCATTCAGATAATCTACCTGAACCGATCTGGCACTCATTGGATCCGCCACCATGAACCACGGAGCCGCTTTATCCCCCGCCAGAGCATTCAAAACCGGCGTCTGTACGATATTGATCGGGTAATTGTAAAGTGGGTTGACATCATTATTAGCTGAGCCCGTTACCTGTGTCGAATGAAGGATAACCGCAAGATCGAACTCATACCCCACCGGCACAATGATCCATCTGGGCGTCACATAAATAGCGTCCCCAAATGGATCCTTCTGTTTCTGCATCTGTAAAATAATCTGCTGGATCGACACCTGAGACGGTTTGTTCCCATCTGTCATTACATTTGCGTGGGCTGAATCAAACAGTGGCTTTCCATCCCAGATCTTTTTGTTGTTGTAAATGGTGGAATACACCGCCTTGTCCAGCGTCATCTTAGCCTTTGTCGCATACAGACCCGGAACCCTGGTCAAAAATCCAATATCATCATTGATAAATGCCTGACGGGTCATTGAAAACTGCTTTCCATACGTCTTAAGCTTACGGCTTGGCAGAAGCTCCGTTTTCGGAGTATCCATCTTAATTTCCCCATTTTCCGGCACTTCCTCAAAATCACCCAGACCGCCGATCAGATACTCGTGATCCGGGCTTTCTTTAAAATCACTGAGGCTGCCTTTTGTTGTCCATGCCTGGAACGTAGTAGGCACCTGATTATAAAGCTGCACTACGCTTTTTTTAATTGTGGAATCCAGGATTGCCGGAAATGCAGCTGTCGGATTATAAAACTGTCTGCAAAGGTCACTGTACAATTCGCTTGTGTCCATCCGCAGGTAAGTCAGCGTATCCTCTCCCGACCGGGCCGCACACTCAATCGCCAGATCCCGGAGGCTCATGCCTCTAAACTGCTGTGCCCCCTCTGCCGCGCGTTCCACTGCAACACCAGCCCGCATCATCAGTCCATCCGATGCGGCATCGCGGAATTTATCCTGCTCGTCTACTGTTACACGGGCACTTACTGGTGTTCCGGTGCGCTGCAACTGATCCAGCACCGCCTGTCGGGCCCGCCCCATGTCATATCCCTGCGTAATGTATTCGTCCGGTGACAGGCCGAAGTTCCTGCAAAGTGCTGTGATATCCGCCACCCTCTGGCGTTCCTGTGCAATCGCCCGCCGGGCTGCATCAGCAGGTGTTTCCCTGTTTCCTCCTTCCCCCTCGTCCATACTTCTCTGTCCAGATGCTGGAACTCCTGCGGAAGTTCCCTCTTCTGGCAGCATCTCAAGTTCCCTCTGCAAGTCATCAAACTCCCGCTGTTCCTCTGCCGTCAGGTCTCTTTCCCCGATTCGCGCAGCATTCAAAAGTTCCTGCTGCCGCTGCATGATCTGATCTTTTCTTGTCACTTTCTGTACCTCCTGTATGTTTTGTTTATAAAAAGGGCGCGTTTAATCCGCGCCCTGATTACCTGTTTCTGTTTCATTTTCCATATCTGATACGGTTCAGTTTCAACTGTTTCTCAAAATATCCCCAAGACCGGCCTGTGCTCTCCATCATTTCCCTTCCCACTCCAACGGTAGGATCTGCCGGCACAGACACAATAGATATTTCAAAAGGCGTCCACTTTTTGGCAACCTCGCAAGGCCCGATAAAGCGCCCATCAGCCGACTTCTTACCCGGCATTATTTCCTCCCACGAATCAACGTTATACCCCACGGAAACCCCTTTTAGGGTTCCCGACTGTACTTTTTTGTAAATCACATCCGAAGCTTCATCCTCATCAAACCGGATCCGGGCCATCCCACGCCCATTTTCATTCCAGGCTTTCAGCACCTGTCCAATCACCTGGTCCCGTTTGTGGTTAAACAACACACATCCAATTTCATTAAGCCGCGTTAGATCCATGCATCCCTCTGTATGATCCAGAATCTCCACACCCCACCATCGGCTGTATGGTTCCTCCGAAGAAAACGAAAGTTCTACCACCCGTTCCTGCCCTTCTACGGATCGAATCGCCCCCGAAGGCAAGAAACGTTCAAGACTGCCCTTCATTTGTGTCTGTTTTGACTGTTTTCCCAAATATCACACCTCCCATATCAATTCCCTTGCTCTTGCCATATTCCATTATTTCAGCCATCTCATCTACCTGTTCTTTCCAGTCCTTTCCATTTTCCGCCGCCATATCCGCCCAGGTCTTTTGCCCGGTATTTAAAGCCGTCTTATTGGCGTTCGCCTCCTTCACCGGATCAATCCACCGTTTCGGCGCATGGATCCAGCTGTGAGACAGGTACCTTTCCTTGCCTTCTCCCCAGAAATCCGGTATGTCCACCTTTCCAGCCAAAACCAGTGATATCACAAAGCTTTCATAAATCTCATCCATGACCTCCAGCAGCTGTTCCCGATCCTCCTCATAGGTCAGTTCATCTTCTATCATCCCTTGTCTGGCTGAACTGTAATTGCTCTCCGACATATCACGGCTTACCGTTTCATAGCTAAGGCCCTGACCGGCTCCAATCAGGCGTATTTCCTGTTTCATGTAAGATGTGGCGTCCGTGGCCTGTCCACTAGGATTGACCACCTGAACCTCGTCTCCGCGGTTCAGATACTGGATCATTCCCGGTGTCAGTGTTTTTCCCTGATAACGCTCCTCGTCCTGTTCTCCAGAACCGTTTCCTACTGTACCAGGCCTGCCAAGCCCTGACTGTGGCAGCGCACGCTTAATAAACGCCGACAGACAAGCCAAAACCCGTTCCTTCACCCCCACCGTCCGCATAAATTCATTTACGTCCCGGATCCGGGTTATAGTAGGCGTAAGATCAGATATCTCCCGAATCTGCGAGGGCCTGTTTTTCGTATAGAAAAAAATCACATCCTTGGCAGGGATATAAACTGGATCAATCGCATCCATACCATCAATGCTATACTGCCTGATCCAGTATCCCACCGGTTTATTACATGGATCATATTCTATCCCTCCCGCAACCTTATTCCCCTGATGCCTGGGTGATATGGATGTAAGATCCAGTTCATCCACCTCCAGCGCCTGGAGTTTAAAAGGCACCAGCCCGCCTCCCAAATAACGTTTTAAAAACAGGATCCCTCCATCTACTTTTTTTCTGCGTACCGCCATGCGCATCATAGCATTAAAGCTCTGGGTGCCTGTTACATCGCAGTTCTGTTTCTTACACCAGACCTTCCAATAATGTTCAAGCTGTTCATTCAGTTCATCCTGTCCAACCAACGCCCGCAGCCGGTATCCGCCGCCAAATACGTTCCGTTTATATGCGCCGATCACCGAATTCATAATATCAGAATTGCGTTCCATATCCCTGGCCCTGGCCCTTACAATATCCCTTCCATATCGGTCTGTCATTTCCGCAGACTCAATCGAGGCCCGCCAATTTGCATTTAATCTTCCGTGATCAGCAGCGTCATAACTGCGCTGTTCTTCCAATGCCCTCCGATAGGCCTCCCTCTCATATCCCGCCCTGGGCGAAACGAAGCCTATCACCTGATCAATCCAGTTCATCTCCTTACCTCCCTTCAAAAACTGCCACTACCGTATCCGCAAATAAGCTGCTTGGTTTCCCTGCCGCAATCTGGGCCTGAAGCTTGCTCTGCATATCCTGTAGAAGTGCCAGATCTGCCCTTGTCAGCCTTCTTGAACCAATCTGGTAAGACTGTCCTCCTACCAAAATGTTGTAAATTGCTTGGTTTACCGTAGCCAGCTGTTCCTCAGGTGAACCAAACGAAATCAGGTTCTCTTCCATCCTTTTTCCTCCCTATGATAGCCATGTCTCCTGTTTTTCGATCCACGTTTCCTCCGGTGTATGTTCCCCTTCTGTCCCTTTCTGCTGTGCCGATCGAGCATCCCAGTTATCCGGTTTAAGATGTAGTTCCCTGACTCCCATAATCTCCGCTGCAGCCATCGCATACACCTCGCAGTCAAGATAGTGATTGTCGCCATGGCTATGTTTCTGTACCCACCGCATAACCCTGGTGCCATTCGCAGCCCGGATCATGACTTTATGCTCCGATGTCACCTGTAATGCATACTCCTCATCACATCCTTTGTAAACCATCCATGATCCTGTGCCGTTCTCACGCCTCATTCTCGATGCGATAGAATCCTTATATTTATCTCCATCTACCAAAACCACCTGCATACCATAAGCTTTTGACTCCCGCTTATCCACTTTGCCTATCTTATAGCGATCCCTCATGGGATTACTCGCTCCTTTGCATGGAAGGGCCCAGTCCGAGTGATCAATACAAAAATCATACGTATCATCCGCCTGATATCCAGAATCGATCAGCGCAAGGCTTACCACCATCTTTTCTCCGTTTTCCGTCTGAAACTCCCCATCCATAAGACGTTCAATTCCCGCAAAATCCAAGACCTGTCCATGGGCGATATTCTGGCTGGTAGTATAAATGCCAAAAGCACGGATCGTATAATATAAACTGGTCTCCTGTACATCGACTCCTGCTGTCAGCATCTTCGCCCAGGATGGAACTACTAACGCTGGGAGTTCTGTCTGACGCTCCATCACAGTGTCTTTGCTTGTTTTCAACTTGGTATCCTCCCATGGCTCCGCCAGCCATGAATTGACAAAATTCTGAAGCAGTTCTGGATCGTCCTTTGACTTTAAATATTCCTCTGCCGCATCCGCCCATGTTACAAACACGCTGTACAGAGAATTGATCCAGTACCCAACGCTCTTCGGTCTCCCGATTCCACGTTTTTTCACTGCTCTCCACTCGCCTTTTTTCAGCATCTCAGGCTTATCGCTGTCTGCAACCAGGCTCCCGCACCTGTCACAAACATACGTCGCTGTTTTAGCACGGTCATAGGGGCTCATTTTCTTCTCTTCATCTTTTTCAAAGATAACATTGCTGAACTTAAGTTCTATCATTTCGCCACAGTGTGGACATGGCACAAAATAATGCCGTACTTCATCTGCATTATCGTGAAGAGTCCATATATAATTAGTGGACAACGTGGGGGTAGAACAGGCATATACCTTACTCTGCGATTTGTAAGTCTTAATACGTTCCATCGCCAAATTAAAAGGCGAAGCCTCCTTTTTGGAAGCTCCGCCCATCTTATCAATCTCATCAAAAAATAAATATTTAATTGCCTTTGACGCCAGTTTAGCCGGTGATCCTGCCCCACGAAGATAAAGCACCATCGCCTTAAACTTCAAACGCAGCTCCTTTGAACTGTTCTCAAAAAACTGTCTCCGTATTTCAGGGATCAGCCTAAACGCCGGCTTTAATTTATCATTGGACACATCTTTTGCCAAATCGTCCGAGGGATAAACGATCATAGCCGGGGCCGGCTGCTCCATGATAAGATAGCACAAAATATTTATAAGTGCTTCCGTTCCCCCGATCTGTGAGGATTTGCAGAAATATATCTCGCGGACATAAGGGTCATTGATTGCATCCATGATACCTGTCAGATACGGAGTGACGCTGTTAGACCATTTCCCAGAGATATTGCTGGAATCGTCTAATACACGATATTTCTCCGCCCATTGACTAACCGTCAGTTCTTCCGGTCTTGCCAGGGTATGACGTACAATCCTCTTAAACAGATTCTTGGTCTTATTTTTTGACCGGCTCCTCTGGCTCAACCGCTATTCCTCCTCATCTTCTTCGTTTTCTTCCTCTTCGTCCTCTTCTGGCAGATATATATCCCCCTGATCAATTTCATCTGGATCATATTCTGATAATTCTTCCAATGCATCCAAAAGCCCCTTTTGAATGATCTGGATAACATCGTTAATATCTTTAACGCCTGCAAGTTCCATTGCCAGTTTTGACGGAAGAGCCAGCAGACGATTCTTAAAGCGGACTAACATATCGGAAAGGTAAAACTCTACATCCGCCGCCTCATGCAGTTCTCTGCGCAGTTTGCGGAGCTTTAAAAGTGATATCTGCCGCTTAACCTCTTCATGTTCCGCCTGCACTTTCTCTTTAGAGATAGATGCACTGCGTCCCAGTTCCGCATTTACCTTGTATTCTATATACTCCTGAATACAGTTTTCCAGAGGATATCCCCGCCCGTTTTTAACAGCTTGAAACATTCCCTCTTCCCGCAGTGCGCGAACGCGGCGGCTTGATATTCCAAGGCATTGCGCCAATTCTTTCTGATTTACAGTCATGCCTCCTCATCTCCTCCTTATTCCCTTACACTTAATCCCCCTCCAATTCCATTCGGCTCCCAAAAAGCGGAAGGAAGTACCATAAAAAAAATGTTTGTACAGAGAAAAACACCGGGCCTTCCACGCCCCGTAGGTAGGGGGGTGCATGGAAGTACCTACCCCATTACGCTGCTAGATGGGGCAATCATTACGCAACGAGTAGCGCAGCCTTCTCGCCTTTTCCTCCGCAATCATTACATCAAAAAAAGGATAGATTCGACTATCCTTTAAAATCAATTGTTTATACTTGACAAGCACGTAAATACGTGCTATAATAAAACCATAGAAAGGAGGGAAGAGCAAATGAATGAATCAATAAGTGAGATCATCAAAGACCTTTCGGAAGCATTTCTCGCAATCGTCACCGCCATCTGCCTGATAGTCAAGACGAAACAGGAAAGCAAATCCAAAAGGTCTAAAAGAAAAAAGAAGTAAGAACAAGGGCCTATGCCGGGGGCTTCGGCCCCTTTCTTCCTCACTTATAATATAGCACAATCATTTGTTAAAATAAACATGAAAATCTACCGCAATATTCTAATCATACTTACAATCCTTTTTCTCTATGAAGGATTCAATAGTGAGTTCTATGATCCTACTTTTTTTGACTGGCTCAAATGGCTTGCCTGGCTTATCTGTGCTGTCACTTATTTCATCTGTTCAAGGAGGGTAAAAAAATGCGATTGAAAGAAATACGTACTCAAAAAGGCCTGTCGGTTCCCCAGCTTGTAGAACTTTCTGGAATACCCCGCCGAACGATTCAGGATTTAGAGTCCCGCGGTGATGGCCGGGTATCAACAGCGATTAAATTGGCCGATGCTCTTGGGGTAACTCTGGATGAATTATGCCGTGATGAGCAAACCTGATTCTTTTTTGGCAGTTTTGTTCTACATTTTGTGTTTATCAACATCTTATGTACAATATGCTGATAAGTGGAAAGCCTTCGCAATAACGCGGAGGCTTTCAAAAATGAGAGTATGGCAGTTCTTTTACCCATTTCCATGCTACCATAATATCACGGATATACCCCCTTCTAGTGCACATTTTTATCTTTTCAGGGAAAGTAAATAAAAAAAGTATTTTCTGATGCAATAAAAATCTGTTCTGTTTATAGGAACATCCATATACTCATATGGCAAACCACCAGTGACATTCTTAAGTATCCATGGATAAATTTCTGAATCTGCTTCTATGGCCGTCTGCTCTATCAATTCAATATCCGCCCGCAACATAGTATTATGTATAGCCGCTTTTTCTACAGGATTTCCAGACATATTCCCCTTAGGCATTCCATCATTGACAATCGCATTTAAGCCGTATCCTTTTTGTAGTTCTCTTTTTTTCTCAGCGTACTGCATACAGAAGTATTTCAATTCATTGTATTTGGCGCGGGATATGTTATAATCGCTTAATTTCATATCTCTCTTCTTTATCTTGTCCAACGGCATCACCTCCTCGCCCTCAAAATCCTCTGTCTGGCCTCATCCCATTCAGCCGCCCACATCTCTGCCTCTACCCGGACAATCAGGTACCGCTTCTGGTACAGTATTCCCATGTCGCTGTACCTATCGACCTGCGCCCGTGTCGCCCAGTCAAACTTCCGGCAGATTTCTGCTATGCTGTACCGCCCCACAAGCTTCCCGCAATCGTACAGGTCATAATATACCGGCCCCGGCATAACATCACCTCCCATCTGGTGGAAACCTCTTCCGATACTCCCTGTGCCCCTCCAGGTACTGTTCCGCCTTCCTCTGTTTGCCTAATAGCTGACGTAACTCATTCAGGAACTTCTGGCCGGATGGGCTCATGAAATACTGGGCGAATGCCTCATACATTTTTGCTGTGTCCTTATGCTCACGCCGTACTCTCCGGCTATTCCAGAGCTTCAGGGCCTCATTATGTAAGTCATACTTGTTGTCTGTAAATTCCAATGTGTGGAGAAGATCCTGGAGACGCTTGTCCTCATCCCCCACATACGAAAATGAAATCTGGTACATCTCCTGGCATACTTTTGCAAACTCTAGGAAATCCTCCAACTGCTCAGATGGCTTCTTTTCCACGGTATCACCTCCAGATCAACAGCACCGCCATCAGGGAGCCCCAGACCATAAGGTAATCCCATCGGTCAATGTTGTACCGTATCAGATTGGTTGTCCCGGTTATGGCCCACAGAATAATCACTACGTTCTTGAGCACATTCATTCTCTTACCTCCTGTATCTCTCATCCGGGCATAATGACGTATACGCATAGGCCGGCATCTGGGCTGACCACTCATCCAGCTTCGGCCCACGGATCGCCTCTGCGTCACTGGCCGCTACTGCCCGCTCTCTCCGCAGCCGGTTCGCCTTCCTTTGGGCCTCCGTTTTTACAATCCCCATTATGTATCCCTTCTTTCTGGCCCCGCAGCAGGGCTATGGCGTATTCCAGGTATGGATTTTTCTTCTGCCACATTGTTTCCTCCT